GTGGAAAGAGATAGATTGTATATAACAATCAAAGCACTGGATTTAGTTAATCAACATTTAACTTCAGTACTTGAGACAGGCAAACTTGCTGAAAGGGAGCAAGAAGATTTTTTAACACAGTAGAGGAGATAACCTATGGATTCTGCAGAGAACACCCAAGAAGGTAGATTTGAAAGAGTAAGAGAAGGTTCAGCAGAAGATGCTGCAAACCAAATCCTTAATATGTGGGACTCACAAGAGCAAACCGCAAGCGAGGAAACCGATACCCCTGTTGACGAGGAAGTGGTAGAGGAAACAGAGGAAGCTGAAGAGGTAGAAGAAGAAGCCCCTGAATTAGAAGAAGAAGGACAAGCTGAAGAAGAAACCGAAGAAGAGGTAGCCGAAGAAGAAGAGTTTGATGTAGTAGCGGAAGAAGACTTAAAGTATACTATTAAAGTAGATGGAGAGGAATTAGAAGTTGGTATTGATGAACTTAAGAACGGATACCAAAGGCAGGCTGACTATACTCGTAAGTCTCAGGCACTAGCTGAGCAGCGTAAGGAGACAGAAGCAATTCAGTCCGAGCGTATGCAACTAGAGCAAGAGAGGCAAATGTACGCAAATGGTTTACAGATGTTGCAAGAGCAACAATCAGCCAAACTGAAAGACTTTGAAAGTGTTGAGTGGGAATCGTTAAAAGCGGAAGACCCGTATCAATACATGATAAAGAAAGATGAGTACAGAGATGCACAGGAAAGAGTTAACAATTTAGTAGCTGAACAACAAATGGTTCAACAAGAACAAGCTCAGCAAGCCCAACAAGCTAGAGCACATTTTGTTCAACAAGAATATTCTAGATTAGTACAATCTTTACCTGAGTGGAACGATTCAAATTCTACAATCAAGAAAGACATACAAGAGTATGCTACTTCTGTAGGATTTAAACCGGAAGAGATTAACCAGTTAGCAGACCACCGTAGTGTTCTAATAATTAAGAAAGCTATGGAATATGATAAGCTAACAACAAAGGTTGCTCCTAAAAAGAAAGCGGTTAAAAAAGTTCCTAAAGTACAAAAGTCTGGAAGAGGAAATTCAAAGGAAGATGCAGCTACTGAAGCTATTAAGAAAAAGCGTACAAGGTTACAGAAGTCAGGCAAACAACAAGATGCTGCTTCTGTCTTTTATGATATGCTTTAAGGAGATAGGTAATGCCTACACAATTTAAGACATACGATGCAAATGCAATCCGTGAGGATTTGTCAGATGTCATCTATGATATTTCACCAACGGATACTCCGTTCCTATCCAGTATTACTGGTAAAGGTTCAGTATCTAACACTCTATTTGAGTGGCAAACAGAAGCACTTGCTGCTGCTGTAATTAATAACTACCACGTTGAAGGAGCTGCTGCTGGTACAGCTGCAACTACTGCTACAACTCGTGTCACTAACCAAACACAAATCTCTAAAAAGGTTGTTGAGGTTACTGGTACTCACGAGACTGTAAACAACGCTGGTAAAAAATCTGAGATGGCTCACCAACTCGCAAAGGCTTCTAAAGAGCTTAAGCGTGATATGGAAGGTTCACTACTAGCTGACAACGCTGCTGCTGCGGGTAACGCAACTACAGCTCGTGAGACTCGTGGTGCTGCTAACTGGATTGCAACTAACGTAACTGACGCTGGTACTTCTAGTACACACGCTGCGGTTGTTGAAGCTGACATCATTGCAGTAGCAGAAGCTACTTGGAATGCTGGCGGAGAGCCTTCAACTATGTTGCTTGGTGCTACTAACAAGAAGTTAGTAACAGCTATGTCAGGTCGTGCTGATGCAGTACGTTCAGTATCGGATGAGAATATGTCAATCTACAATGCAGTAGATGTATATGTATCAGACTTTGGTACATTTAATATTACTCTTGACAGATACTGCGACCAAGACGTAATCTACTTCCTGGACCACGATATGTGGTCAGTTGATTACCTTCGTGATTTCCAAACTGTGGACATCGCTAAAGAAGGTGACTCAGAGAAGAAGATGCTTCTAGTTGAGTACGGTCTACGTTGTGGCAACGAAGCTGCTAACGGTAAGATTAGATACACTACAG